AGCGGTATCCCTCAAAGGTAAAAAGGGTATCAGGGGTCGGCATCCCCGGCCATTGGATATAGCCGTTTTGAAAGATTTTAGCTAACAATTCATTGGAATAACGCTTCGCCTCGCGCAACGTGCTAGCATCCCCCTGTGTTCTTGCTTGCGATTCAGCGTTATTGGTTTTATCAGTATACTCCTGCGTAATTTTCTTAATCGCCTTTAATACATCCGATTCCTGTACATTATCAGGTTTTCCGGAAACTTTGTTTATATCGCCGAACGCCTCTAAAAAAAGAGCCTGCAGGGCGCCGTTAATATCGTTCATCCAATCAGCCAACAAAGGCGTTCCATCAGTGCCTTCGGCTGTTGTGGCATTAACAGCTTTTCCACCAGGATATTTCGGATCAGTATCATCCCGATAGTCCGTATAATTTCGATCAATCTTTATCATTCAAACCTCCACCGTTACTTTATACCGATTCTTATCTATATCCATTCTATAAACATTACCGCGACCGTATGCACCGGCTTTATTTTTAAAATTAAATATTCTATATAATTTCTAAATTCTTTTTTTATCTGCAATTTTTCAATATAAAGAATTTCATTTTTGTTATTACGAACAACACTTTTACAAACAAAGTAGCAATATACCCAAAACCGCGGGTCATTTTTAATCGAATATAACTCAGAAACATCATTCCGTAAAACTGTAGGTGAAAAACCTTCATCTCCAATTCTATAGCCGCATACAGCCTTCACATTTTTACAGCACAATGTTTTGTTTCCACATACGGCAACATTCGTAACACTCCTCTGGCGCGGATTGCTTACCGGCGTATTTTCAACAACTAAAATATCTGCATCGATATTCCTTAACATACTTTCGAGAAATACCGCAGATTGTCCGCCCTTATTTATCCGCCACAAAGCAGCAAGAACATTCCGCTGTTTTTCCAATTCTTTACTTGAGAAAACAACAGCAAAAACCTTTTCCCAATCATCAATACAACGGCTTGTTTCGGGAAACATGTCAAAATATACCTGTTCCATCTCATGCCGTATATCTTCCGGCAAAACAGCAATCGCTTTTATTAACTTTCGCTTATCACTGTCTATTGTAAAATTAAAAGCTCTCGATCGAGGAAACAACAATTTTATCGCATCAAAAAAAACGCTCAATACTGCACCCCATCTATCGCTAAAGCGCCAAGCCTTGCTAATTCACCGTTATCAAGAGTATACAACGGCGCAACCTTTCCATCTTTCCGTATCTCCGCGGTTTCAAATATCGCCTTGATAGATACCGCTATTTGATTGATAACCGTTATAACATGATTTTTTGAAACAACATTTGTCCGATTGTTATCATCGGAAAGACCTCGTATGTACAGGTCTCTATCTAAAAAATAATTTTGTAATGCTGGTTTCACTACTTGCGCAAAATCGGCAGGGACAATTCCTGATACGCCGGTAATTACAATATCAAAAACAGCAACGGTAATCGGTTTTACATTTGAATACGAACCGTCGTTTTTCGGATCAAGCATTGCCGTTAAAGGTTTCCGTGTCGCCCTGCCTGTTTCAGGATCATACGTACATGCCTCCCCGACTTTTTTTAATAAGCCTTTATCAGGAACACGATCGACATATACATCAGAAATACCGGATACATAAAGCAGCACCCCGCCCGGCTGCTCTTTATCATTGTATGGATATACATTCAATACACCCGGAACTTCAGACGCCCAAATCCGGTAATCCGCTAACGCGCCGCCTTGCGGCTGTAACCGAAATCGGTTAATAACTCTGTTGCGATAACTTGATTCAAGTTCGTTATCCAACCCGACTCTTGCAACATCCAAAACAACCGCTTCCGTCTCTATAAAACCATACGGATTAACAAAATTAAGCGTATCATTTTTTTCAAGATTTCCAACCGTCCCTATTTCTGTGCAAACAATTGAAACGTTTTCTTTTGTCTGCAATAGGGTTTTTGTTTCTTCCACTATATAGAGCTTTCCTGTTACACTGCTTTTTAACTGTGTACCGGAATACAGAACACTTCCCTGCGTTAAAACATCAATAGTTATTATACCCCGCCACTGCACACCCGCCAGCGGCTCACCGACACCGAACAAAACGCCTAACTTAACAAGCGGCCTGAGCCGTACTCCTAAAATCGTAACTTCTTTCCAATCAGCTGTTTCCGGAAACATTTGTAAAAAATACCAACCGACTAATTTATATACAATGATAAAAACACCTGCGAACACTTTACATAAAATCTTAATAAAAGATTTAGGCAGAATCCGTAGTTGCGTATTAAATTCATGCTCAAAAGAGCGGATTAAAAGCTGCTGTACTTCTTCAATCGTTTTGTTCTTATACGCCATCTATTCCATGCCCCCACAACAAGGCAAACTCTTTTTGATAGAGCTGTTGCCCTTTACTCTTTACTTCAACGCCTAACACAAATGTATTCTTTCCTTTTGTTTTTCCATCGGCAATGATTTCATCCGCCACACCATCGCTCTTTAACCATTCCAAATCAAGCACGGCCGCCGTTTCTGCTTTCCGTATATTTTTAACGCTCAAAGGCAACCCAGCAATCACCGCCTGAAACCGCGAAACCATCTTTTCACTTTCCGGTGTTTCTTTAAGCGTATTAGCCCACCACGCATGCCGGTTTTTAACCGTACCGGCATCGTCTTTATTACCGCCGAAAAGAGATAAATAGACAGCTGTTGAAAAGTCTTTGCACGGTTTTACAAGACCGCTTTCAAGCACAATATCGCCGCCGTCCGGCGTTTCAATCAAAAGAACGTCGCCTGCAAAATCGCTCACTAACCGCCCCCGTGTACCACTTTCTTATTTTCAATATTTGAAAAATCCCCCGTTTGCATTGTTCCAATTGCACCCAGCAGCGCTGCCTGAAATACAGACGGGCTACCGTTTCCCGGTTCTGTAACAGGCGCCTTCAACACTCCGAGCAGTCCGTTAAGAATTGCCGTATTTTTTTGGAGCTGCATTTTCAGTTCTTCAATTTTAATAAGCCCGCCGTAATCACTACCGTTGATCTCTACATTCCCTTTCGTTTTTATCTTACAATCGCCGTCTGTTTCAATTTCGATATTGCCGGAATTAAGCATTTTGATTGTTGCAACAATTTTTCCATTTTTATCACGGGCAAATAGAATTCTTTCCCCGCTCTTTGCGCCCTGTGATTTATTTAAAACACCAGCAACCACCTGTTCACCGGTACCGCCAGCCTGTACCAACAAAACCCTATCGTCTTTACATGGAACAGAATCATCACCGGCCGCAGAATATAAAAGCGGCTCTTCGCTAAAACCCTTCCGCGTTTCGACAGTAAGAGCGGTAAACGTATTGCTGACCGCCTTTAGCATCTTGCCGATTACTCCCACGGCATCACCTCCGGAATTTTTCCGGTATAAGAGCCGGGCAAGACTAAAGACAGCTGCGTTGTTTTTTGATCTCCGGTTCGTATCATTTTTATATTACGTGCGATAAAATTTGTTTCCCGGCGTATCATCGCCTTCGGCGCCTTGGCGCAAACGCACAATCCTTTTTTACACAACCGATTATCGATTAAAATATGTCCTTCACAAGTTAATTCATACGAAACACAATCGGCAAACATCTTTCCAGCTTGCGTATTTACTGCTTTTTCTAAATCGCTCTGCGTTTTTGCATCGTCAATTATCATTGATTTATAACGCATAACCCCCTTATTGATTAAATACTTATTTTTAAACGTGTACGAAAGACTGTCATTTTCTTTGTCGGTTTTAGTAAAGCCGGTAAGATGACTATAAAAACCTTGCGCATTAAACTTCGGTGTTATTGATAAAAGCGGCGCTTCTCCTTCAATAAACGATAGACCGGCTTTTTGCTCTTTTGCAGTAAAGAAAAGCAAATTGCCTTTTTCATCATTGGTAAAAAGCAAATCCCGTTGTTTTAAAAGTTTTGTTAAAAAGGACAAGATACTTTCAGACGGTTCACAGGTAACCTTTTCAAAAGAAGCTCCTACATTTCCTTGTATTCCGACTTCAATGCTATACGCTTGCGCCAATTCGTCGGCAATCTGTTTCACCGTCAATCCTTTATATTGCGCTGGATATTTCGCAGGCGGTACATTACAATCGTTCAATACGCCGCACAGCGGATAGCCCTGCAGCGTTATTTCTGACGAAACATCTTCCAGCTTCGGATCAGGCGTTAAGAGCCTGCCGTTAAAAACAAGCACACCTTGATAATAAATCTCACATGATTTAAAACTAAACGGCTCAATCGCTTCCTGCAAATCTTTCAAAGAATTATCATACGGCGCAGAAAAAGAAAAGGTGTCAAGTGAGTCAAACGACAGATTTAATTCATAGCCGGTAAAACCAACGAACTTTTTTCCCCCAATAACAATTGCAACATCTTGTTCACCATCAGCAATCTCAATCGTTGTCGTAACGCCTGCCGGCATTTTTTCTTTTACAGGGACAACTAATATGTCGCCGGGAAAAATAAGCGGAGACCCGTCTATAGCCGTTTTTCTTCCCGTAAGTTGCGGATTAGCCAATACAATATCATGCCATTTATTGAACGATCCTAAATATTTTATTGCGATTGCACCAAGCGTATCGCCTGAAACCACCTTATGCACTTTTGACATAATAGGTAATCTCCTTGCCCATCGGCAATACAATAATTTCGTCAGCCGTGAGCTTGTTTTCAAAAATAAGCTCATCCATATAATCAACGGAACCGTATAATTCGGCGCTCAATTCTATAAGTTGCCGATCTCGGTCAAGCACAATAGTACGGCGCATCGGAAGCGAAAACGAACTGTTGATAATAAGCGCTGCGCTTTTATAAACAACATCGGATAATAAAAAAGCAGTTTCGTTATTTACATCAACAAACGCATTCGATTTAACCTTCGTATCATCAAAATTTTTTATCAACTCAAAAAGATTGATAATCGCTTCCGCTGCATATACCGCCTCCTCCCGCGACACCTGAATAGCGGTCGTGTCCTTTTGCGCTGAACCTTCGGCAATCTGCAGCGCAACACCGGAAGCAACGGAAGCAGCCGCAGCGCTTAGCGATAAGCGGGCTGTTATAATAGCATTTGCAATATTACGTGTACCGAATGGATCATGCTTAAACTGATTTATCAGCTTAGCAATTAACGCTGAATATCCTTTTATTTTTTCTGAAACATTGATTACCACCCGCGATGGATAGCGCATTAAATTTAATGTAAAGCGCGCGGTATTAAGTCCTTTGTTAATGGCGTTTGAACCCTTATTAAACATTGTATTAACCGCATTTTTTAATTCTGCAACGGTTGTTAAAAAATCGCCATAACTTCCGGCATGTGAGTTTATCAGCGGTTCCATTGTACTTTTTATCTGTTCTGTTTGCGTATTTAAAACCGACTTTTCCCGTAGCTCATCATCAATCGTACCGGCAGAAACACCGCGCGCAAAATCTTCACACACAGCATCCGAAAACGCTTCATACTTTTCTTCGATTTCTGCGGCGGCAACCGTTTCAAGTTTCGGGATGACATCATCGGTAATAATTTTTACAAACGTAACTTCAACAACCGATTCATTAAGGCCTGAAAGTAAGTCATCAACCCGTTTTATTTTTCCATGCGGCACCACTTTATGAAAACCGTATACCGGATGCTGCAATTCTCCAACACCTCGTTCAAACAACAGTGCTTCAAAACTATCAGCCTGTTCCATACAATCGGAACCGTTAAAAATACAGGTAAGTGGAAAACTCGTTGCACCGGCGCCCTGATGTTGCACGTGCGCACCGTCTTTATCGGGAAAAGTAAAAAGCCCTGTTTTTAACTCCGTTTCTTTAGAAACACTGCCGAATAGAAACGATACTTCCTCGCCGGATGGCGCGGTATATTTTGCTTCGGTTATTCTTTTTTCCCATTCCATAAACACAATCCCTAATAACTTCCCGAAGCAACAAGATTAAACGAAGGCGACTTAGGCGGCTTTGAAATACGCGCCTGCGTACCCTGCTCTGCACGTACCGAAATTTCTGCATGTTGATAGGTGTCTTGCCGCGAATAATAGGCAACCTGCTGAGCCGGTGAGACAGGAGCTAATTCCGGCGCATCGCTGCCGAACGCCCGCCCCCCGCCTCCGTGAGCAACAGAACCTTGTGCCTTATTGATTATCTCTGTGCCGTCAACGCCTTTTATTGTGTCTCTAAATTTGTCTATACCGCCTGCCATTGCCTTAAACGGTTCGCCGATATAGGGAACTTTTGCAATCAGTTCAAATATTCCTTGCAGCGGCGCCAGCAGCGCCGACAAAATCGTTGCGCCTATCTGTTTTAACCCTGCAATAATACCGCCATTTGTAAATGCCTGTGTAATCCTATCCCATTCATTCCAAAATTCACGGACAATAGAAATCACCACACCAAACGGCCCGGTAAAGATAGTAACAAGATTTAATATCGCTTCTTGATTTTTCTTAATCCACTCCCAAGCCCGCGACAAGGCAGCCGTAATAGCATCCCAATACTTTATACATAAAATGACAGCAGCAATCAGCGCACCAATTCCTAAAACAAACCATCCGATAGGACTGGCAATAAAAGCCGCATTCAAAAAATTTACAGCTGCCGTCCATGCACTTGTTGCAAAAGCAGCAATCTTTTGTCCAACCGTAAATGCCGCCGTTGCAGCTTGAGCTGCTTTACTGCCGGTTTTAAGCGTAGCTAAAGCCGCCGTCTGTCCTTTTGTTACAAGCGTTACTGCAAATATACCAGCCCTTACAATTCTAGCAGTATTAACATAGATTCTTGACGCAATAACAGCTGCTACCATAACTGTTTTAAAAGATACCCATGCTACGATAGCCGTAGCAATAGCACCCCGCATATTCCATAAAACGCCGACAATCTTAGATGCCGTATTAAACGCAGTTGTCAAAAAATCAATAATTGACGCCGGATCAAAATTTGTTATCGTCGCCGTAAGATTTTCAATAGCTTTTCCACCCTTAGAGGCAAAAGCATCTACAAACTTAAACCCCAGTTCAGTTAAGGCAGATTTTAAAACTTCAATCCTATTCGCCAACGATCCACGCATAGCGGCCGCGACATTAGCCGCCGTCCCCCCTGCATTTTGTAATTCTTTTGAATATTTTTTTAACCCTTCCGTTCCTTCGGCAAGTAAAAGGGTCACCCCTGTTACCGTGCGCTTTCCAAAAATATCGGTAAGAGCAGCTGCTTTTTCAGCATCGCCCATTCCCTTCATTCCTTTTTCAAACTGTGCCAATATATCAATAATATTTAAAAAGTTACCCTGCGCATCTGTAGTCTTTATCCCCATCCTATCTAGTGCCATCGCAGCTGTTTTAGAAGGCGACGCTAAAGACAACATCATATTGCGCAACTGTGTTCCTGATTCAGATCCCTTAATACCGCTTGACGCCATAACGCCAACCATTGCAGAAAAATCTTCCAGAGACTGGCCTGTTGACGTAAACGTAGCAGCACCCATTTTTGCCGATTCAAAAAATCCGCTAATATCCGTATTAAACATATTCGTTGTCTTAGCCATAACGTCAGACAAGCGGTTTAAATTTCCTTCAAGAGCTTTCTCATCTTCCGTCATCAGCCCAAATGCCCCAAGTGCATCGGTAGCTATATCAACCGCCGTCGTTAAATCAGCTCCTGCTGCAGTCGCAAGATTGGTCGTCCCTGCAAGCAATGCCATAGATTGCTTACTCGTTAAACCCGCCATTGCCATTTTATCTAATGCTCCTGCCGTATCGACCGCATTAAATTCGGTAACAGCCGCGACATCACGGGCAACCTTACCGACCGCCTTCAAATTATCTTTGTAATCGACTGATGTTATGTCTAAATCTTTAAATTTAGCGGTTGCCCCTGTAACGGCCGCATCATAATCAATGAATTGCTTTGTAGCGACGCCGATTCCGACGCCAACAAGCGCAATTCCTGCAAGAGCCGCTCCCTTTGCAAAACTTTTTAATTTCGCACCGACATTTGCAAGCTGTTGTTCGGTCTTTGTAAATTCATTTTTTAATGCGCGACCAACAGTTTTTCCTTTGACCCCGATCTTATCTAAAGGCATTGTAATATTATCAATGAGTTTATAGACTGTCTCGATTGCATATTTTGTCGCCATTATAAATCCTTTTGCAATTTACAAAGTTCTTTTATTCGCGCCTTATAAAAAAAATGAATCTGACCGACTGTTATTTTTTCCAAATCAGGAAGCACATGATAATCCATGCAAATTTGTAAAATCTGCAACTGAATACCATCTATGCCCAACACCGTTTTTTCCCTTCCGTCAATTGCACACACGGAAATTAAACGGATAAAAAAAGCGTTGCAATATCCCTAAAAAAAAGCCAGTCCGATATATCGATTTTTGAAAAATACTTTACTTCTTTTCCCGTCATTGCCGAAACGAATCCCTGCAATTTATGTACAGACTGTTTATCATTGTAATTATCCATCGCTACAAACGCATGTCCCGTCGGACGTTTTATTGTTACAACATCTCCTGCAGCATTGTCAGACAAAGCTGAAACGGTGTATTGAATATTTCTTCCGTCTACCTCAACCCGTCCGTTCATACACCCTTTTATAAAGCGTTCTTTTAACGGCTTAAACGCCTCGATGTCTTCTGTCGTCATCGCGCTTTCGTCATAATCGATTTCGTTTGCTTCACAAAACCGTTCAAACTCGGCAACCGCCGTTTCTCTGTCAATCTTTACTTCTTTTTCCATTTGTACACCTCACTGTAAAAAATATATTTAAATGTGTCGTCTGCACAATTAAACACCTTGCTTCTCAATCTTACCTTGCAAGGAAACGGTTGCTGTTCCTTCTTTGAAAGAAATTTCTATATCATCAACAATCTGTACCGAACCGGCAAAAACAGCGCCGTCATTTGCCGTGCCGGAATAGTCGAACATTTTGCCGGAGTTTTTTAAATCCTGCAAAAATTCATCGTCCCCGTTATCAAAATCAATGACTAAACTAATTCCTTCAATCGAATCGACTTTCCGCGATTGCACAACACGGCTTGTTCCATCCCCGTTCGGTTTTACTTCGTTGTTTTTCCCGCCGAGCTTCCACTTCGCATCGTCTTCGGCATCGCAGGTAAACCGGCGTCCATTCAATGTATGACTTTCAAAAGGCCCCGCTATCATTTTCTACCCCCTATTCGCCCAGATAAAAACCGAAATAAATATCGGTGTCCGAAATTTCGATATTGCCGGATAATTTTACCGGAAAGCGCACGTTAACCCGTTTAGAATTATTTGAATCTATTTTAATGCTCATATTCCGCTTGCTGAATTCCGGTTCCTGAATAATCGCCTGCAGTGCAAGCGAGTCGGCAAGATTCATAAAAGATGTTTTAATCATCTTAGGCTGTTTTGCTTTTACATTCGCGGTAACGGTATCATCGCTGACAATCGGCGCCCCTTTCAATTCGTCCGCTTCCATAATCAGCCGTACATTGAATACAACATTTTGCAGTTTAACCAAATCCACAACATAGCGTTTACTTGGGAATTGCCCTTCATTCGCCGGATGATAGAACGTAATAATGTCATTCAATTCCGCAACATTGCCGTTCTTGATATTAGTAGACGAACCCTTGTTAACCGAAAGCGTCCGCTGCATATAATTTTCTTGAACATCATCAGAGCCGCAATGCAAGCCGGTCAACAAACCTTTATAGCCTTGCGCCGGATTGCTGTTTGCTGTTGTAACGATGTCGTTTAAAAGAGCGCGGGCTGCAATGGCAAACGGCAATTCACGGCTCCCGACAGATACTACTAAAAAATTAATTGCATCGTTTTTTCGTTCGTCCGTTACCTTTGTACGTTCCGATAAGACATCAGCACAGCCGTGGCAGACAAGCAGCGGCTTTTTCTCTAAAGCCGACCAGCGGTTTTCCCCGAATTCCTGATATGCATCAAGCCGCGCTTCTTTCTTATAATCAAAACAACTTAAAATAAATGTTTCCCACACAATACCAATTTTCCCCAATGCAGCATTTACATCAGGGTCAAGTGCACCGTCTGCAAATTTCTTTATCGTAAAAGTTGCCCCCGGTACATCCGCCGCTATTTCAAGCGTAATCATGTTGGAACTTTCACCTGACCACTTTGCTACAAGCGGAATTTCTCCGGCTGCTATATCCCCGGTTTTTGCAGGCATATTCAACACACCGTCAATCGATTCTTTTATCGTTTTTAAGATTGCCTCCGCTTTATCACCTTTCTTAACTGCGAACTCGGCAGCAACACCGCCGACATACACCGTACCGGCGCCGTTACCCGAAGCGCCTTCATTGGAAGCGGCAAGCGTAACACCAATAGCGCCTTTTGCCGGTACTCCCGTTTTTACCTTTGCAAGGGGGTACACCGTTACAGGAAACTCGGCGCCTTTTCCGTTTTGTGGAAAAAGCTGCAATGCCGCAAGATGTAAGGGACTGCCGTACCCGTACCGATCTCCGACCGCATTAGCATTTCCTTCAAGTTCAAACTTATCTAAACCATACACAGCATCATCATTGCCCTGCCCGATAACCGCTAAGCGTTGCGGCAGCATGAACGCTTTCCCTGAATTAAAATTTTTATATTCGACGCTTACTCCGCATACGCGGCTTACCGCCGTTGCCGAAACTCCCATAATGCCTCCTATATCCGTATTAAAACTTCGCCGGTTTTTCCGACCGCTTCAAACTGTATTTCTTCCAATTCCGCACCGTCCCCTTGCGGAGAATCTTCATAAAACGAAACGGAAAAATCTATCCGCGCTACAGTTACAGCAGCAGCGCTTTCCGCTAAGTTGCTAGGAATTCCTGTTTTTATACCGGGCATATCCCGTTCAAGCACTACACCGCGCATCCCTAAATATGCATAAAATCCGCTCATTAAAATTGAACGGACAATGCATGCAATACGCCACGCTTTTAATGTCGCGTGCCTTGTATCATCGCTATCCGATTCTGCATTACCGCACGCATAGCAATCGATAGAAAAAGAAGCAGTATATCTTTTCCGTCCGATTGCGCTCCCCGCTTTCCCTTCAACACGGCGCATCTCGTTCAGTAAAATATTTACAAGCGGAAACGGATTACCGCCCGCTTCGTTTGCTGTTAATTCCCACGGACGAGCGCTTTCCAAATATACGCCGATATTAAAATCTTCAAGCGATTCAATACCGGCCGTTTCTGCAAGCGCGTATTGATTGCTTAATTCGTTTTTTAAGATAAGCGCTATAGCATCCCGTATTTTTTCTATGTTATCTTTTCCGTTTAAAAGCGTTTGAATTTGCGCCTGCATACCGCTACGCCTCTACACCTCTTTCAACTGTACTGATAACAGCAACCTGCCAATCCCGATTGTCCTGTCCGGTTCATACCGAACAACATAGAGCCGATATTCCGCACCGGATAAATCACGTAACAACACCTGCCATCCTTTTTGCGGTGTTTCTTTTGTATACACCGCAAGCGAAGAAAGCCGGTATGAAACCGTTATCGTTCTGCCCTGTACCGGCACGCCGTCCGTATTTAAAAGATAGCCTATGTCGCCGACTGCACCGGTTAAATTAAAATGATTTCCCTTTTTATCGCTGAGCACAAAACGGGAACCGCCGACATTGGCATTTTCCAATGTAAAAGACAAATCTTTTTCCGCAAGCTCCCGTATATTCATTGTGCACCTACCTATTTTTGCAGTTCTGTTAACGCTGCAATGATTTCATCTTTCGTCTTATCTTTCACGTCGATACCGAAGAACGAGGCAAACTCTTTAACCTGCTCGTCTTCTATCGCATCAATAACAGGAAGGTAATCGGCAAGATGCTTTTTAATTACCGCAATAATTTCTTCTTTCTTTTTTCCGCCGGTTTCAATTTTTAATTTTGCCGCAAGCTCTTCAAGCTCTTTTTTAGTTAGGGCCTCAAGCGCCTTTTGCGAACCCTTTTCGCCTTTTCCGTCATCACCGTCATCACCGTCATCATTGTCATCATTGTCATCAGGCTGCGTCTTATCGTCTTTTTCGTTCTTACCCTTTCCATCAGGAACGGTAATAATCATGCCTTTTTCACAGGCAACCGAAAAAGCCGCTTCATTTCCGCCGAATTGCTCAAGGGAAATTTCGTCGCCCTCGGCATACACAACCCCGCCCGCGGTAAACGCAAAACCTTCAGCAACCTTATATTTACTCATGTACATATCCTCCTACAAAAAAATTACCGGATTGTTAAGCAGCCGAAGCGGTCAATCGAAAACGGCCAACACAACGGACGGCTTTTAATTTCTCCGATATACGCTTCACGTTCCGCATCCCACCATACGCGCGGACGGAAATCAAATTCTTCGCCGATCTGAATTTTCCCGTCAAACAACTGCCCGAACGTTTCGTCCGTGTTGATTGTCGGAATACCGCCGAACATTTTTCTAAAATCCAGATCTTCAATATCCGGCAAGAAAATAACTTTATCGTCATGCACATATTTCGTTTTTGCCGTCTTTCCGAATTCATTATAGCGGGCATTGTACACCCACAAATCATAGCGGTTTGCGCCGATGTCGATATAACCCATATACTTCCCGCCCTTGTCTTTTAAGGCAGGATTCAGCATACCGAGCCGTAAGCCGTCTTGACGCAATGCCGTTTGAACAGACGGATCGGCAATAAATTTTTCCCATGCGTTTTTCCCGAAAATCAACGTAGTAACATCACAGAAACCGTCATCACGAATAACGTCGGCAAGCGCGGTTATATCGGCCTGCACGTTTGCACCGGAAGCGCCCCACGCAATAGCCGCCGTCGGAAAATGCGACGCTTTCGGCTTGAGATCAAGCTCATACGTTGCGTTTCCTTTTTCGTCGGTTAAAATGATTTTGCCCGTTTGCAAAAGCTGCGCGGCTTGTAGCTCTACCGAATAACGGATCATCGCCGTCATTTTTGCAAATCCGTCAACAAGAATTTTTGCGAGCTTTCCGAACCAGCTGACTTTGTCGGCATAGGCATTTTCTCCGGGCTGCCGTTTCATCAGCTTCGCAATATTGGCAGGTTTTGCAAGCGCATACACCGGAAAGGGAATGCTTTTACTTTGAAATTCATCCTCGGCAATTAGCACCGCCCCAGTGCTTAAATTGCGGACAACCGGCGCGACATCTTCACCCGAACGGGTTATGTCGTATTCAAATTTTTCCGCATCGGTAAACGAATCGGATGATGTCTTAAAAAACGAAGACAAAAACCCCATCTTGCTGATGTCAGGTTTTTGATTAAACAGTTGTACAATTCTGCTAATAAAATTCGGCAACATAGTATTCAACTCCTCTTTATCACACTTGCAAACGCATTACGCAGTTTGAGAAACATCCGTAACAGTTACCGGAATTATTCCGCACGCACGGAGCATATCCAGCTGTTCAACCGCCGGTTTATTGCCGTTCAGCAAAACCTTATCGGCACGCACACGCCCTGCAATCAATGCACGGAACGGAACATCAGCAACGCTGCTTTTCTCGTTTTCCACGTCGAACGGCACAATACCTACAACCTTTTCGCTTGCAGGGTTTGTCAGCACGGCAAACTTTTCGCCGTCTCGTTTTAGATATGTACCGGCTTTAACAATCGTATTGGCAGGCACGGCAGCCAATAGACCGGTTTCAAAATCATTATTGCCTAACAGTACGGCACTGGTATCAACCGTACTCGTTTCAATCTTTGCCATAGCGCACCTCTCTTATTCTTTTCCGAAAAAGCCTTTGTCAAACTCAGCCATTAAAGCCTTTTCGTCTGCGTTATTCTCCGCTGCTTCCGTATGCGTTGCAGGCGGATTATCATCCATGCGGTTTCGCGCCTGCGCTTTCGTCATTGCAAAATCCATATAAGCATCTTGCACCGACTCTTCCGCAACAGGCTTACCTTCTTCAATAAACTTTGCCGCAAGCTCATACGCGCCGCACTTTGCCGCAAGGCGCAAATGTCCGCTCACCATCGCAGATTGTTTTTCGCGCCCTGCTTTTTCACCTAATGCAAAAACAGCGTCATAACACGCCGCGTCTTTTGCTTTTAATTCTTCAACATTCATACTGCCTCCATTTGTGTTTGTATCATTATGCGCGGCAATCGTCTTGCCGGAAACTGCCGATGTCTGCAAAAGCGCAGCCGCTTTTTCTATCGATACGCCGCCGTCTTTTTCAGCGCTCTTTTGTAATTTGTCATAGCAATTTTTGATTTTTAACTTTGCGTTCACGATAAGCGTATCACGGCTTTCAATAAGCGGAGCGTCGGCATCATCGTCTTGTTCTGTAGCTGCATGTTTTTCAAATTCATTTGCAAATCCGTTTTCAAAAATTTCATTGCCGACAAAGAACGTCGTTTCGTCCATAAGAGCGCGGATGTCTTTTTCGCTTTTTTTTGAAACCGATTGATACACACCGGCCAACGCGCCCGCAAGCTGTTTTAAATAGCTTGCCGTCTTTTCAAATTTTTTATAATCACCGTATATACCCGTATACGGATTGTGAATCATAAAGATAGAATTATCCGACGCCTTTACAACTGCATTGCCGTCAACCGTCCGAGCTGCAAGCGCGATGTAACTTGCCATACTCGCAGCAAGACCGTTGATTGTAACAATAACCGGATGCGTTTTTGCGACTTCACGGATTGCATTAAAAATCGCAATCCCTTCATATACGTCTCCGCCCGGACTGTTAATACTGAGTTCCAACGTCTCACCGTCTTTAAGCCCTGCAAGCGCTTCGCTTACCTGTGCTGCAGTAATGCCGTCAAACCAGCTGTCAATAACATTGTCTATTGCAAATTTCATACATACCGCCTCAAAAAGAATTAAAGCGGATAAAATACGCGCAATGATGCGATTTTTCCGTATTTCACTACTTGCGAATTTTCTAAAGAATCCCAGTCGGAAAGTTTAAAATGCGTCCTTCCGTTACAGTTCCAGCATTCAACGGCAATTTCCCCATCTTTTAGCTGATAATCTGGAACTTCTTTTTTTACATCACACTTCCAGCCGGAAAGATACGTTAAAAATTGAGCAGGTTCGGCAACATAAAAATTATCACCTTGTGAATAGTTTTTTTCGTTGACGCGGATGAATTTTTTAGCAATCCCCGCCTGCAATGCAGATAGAGGATCGATCTCTGTTTTTGTAATACGTTCGGCAATTTTAATAATCGCAAAACAGTAGCAGCCGTTATTGCCCGCCGCCAAAAAGAATGATTGAACACCTTCTTTCATAAAAAAAGCCCCCTTATAATTCCAAGATTACAAGAGGGCTTTTATAAAAGCTATTAACTTTTAGAAAAAAAATGAAATTTTTTTAATTTTTTTTATCCACCGCCTTTTTAGCCCGCTTGCCGGGTTTAGGACGCTGCAAAAAACGTTCGTAGTCAGATTCAGTAAAAACATAAATTTTACGTCTACCAGATCCTAAAAAAGACACGTCATTATTAGCAGCCCATAAAAGAACCGTCCGCAAGGCAACGCCTGAACGTTCGGCAATATCTGCCGATGATAAAAACTGTATTGCCATATTACAATCCTTTTGAAAATTTAATGATAAGGTACAGATTATACGCAATCAAAAAAAACGCATATAACAGTTTCGTTCTTCTTGTCATCTTGACACCTCCATAAAAACTAAGCATTATAAAGGTCGGAGTTCTACCTCCGACCCGCACTGCTTATTTAAGCAGCGC